AGTTTAATGCCCACCCGCTGTAATTGGTAGCCGTCGACGGGTCTACGTCTTCGTTCGTGTTCGTGCTGTACTCTGCGAATAGGCTACTGTTAGCACATAGGTAGTCTATCATGCGCTCGGTGTAGTAAATCGCTAGGTCTTTCTCGCCCATCCGTAGCTCCTGGACTTCCTCGCTTGTCAATGGGCTACCGTTCTCAGGTTCATGCCGGAACAGTCCACCGTTGCCCACACGCACCGCAAGGCGTGGTATGATTTCGTACATAGCCCAATGAATAAGAACAGGCTTGACCCAATCAGTTACAAGGGTCAGGTAGTTACCCGCCAGCGTTGATGCGCTGATGTCGTTCTGTAGCTTAACAAGTAGGTCCGTGCCGAGGTACTTCTGCAAGTGCATATCCTGAGCGATGCCGATGTACTGGATGAACTTGTCTTCATCCACATTGCCGTTCATTGCGGTGAACGTAATTAAATCCTCTCTTTGTATTAGTAAGACCTTCGCCATTATCGTGGTTTTAAGAATCCGTTGTTAGGCATATCCTTTGGTAGCGTCTTCGCTTTCTTGTAGTCGGGGTCTTCGCCCTTATCGTATCCCGCCGCCTTGACTGCTCGATAGCTTTCGATTAAGCTCTGAGCCTTTGGGCTTCTCACGTCGATGTCTCCGCTGTCGTTTAGCCTAGCGTAAATCTTTCTAATCCATCGGTGATGGCAATCGCCCCCGCCTTTGTATAGGAAGATGTCATAGGTGTTCGCGCCGTTCGGCCCCCATCCGGGGTTGACCGACTTGTTAGACATCTGCTTTATGTCCTCCCTTCGGTATAGCTTACCCGCTGACACCATCCGCTTGCAGAACTCGCGGCTGTTATTGCTAGAAGTGCGTGGGCTGTACTCATATCGAACCTTAACTACTAGGTCTTTATCGTCTAGGTCTTGGTCGCTCTTAGCGTTCGGCCTAGCCGACCCCGTACTTACGAAGTTCTGCACCTTCTGAACCGCTGACATCCTTTGATAACGCTCATCTAGGTTAGCCTGCCTTACGGCCTTCTCAATATCCCAGCCATCGTCGTCAAAGTCCTCGTCTTCAAAGATACAATCCCACCCATCTAGGTTATCCTCGCCTAATTCGTCCACCAAATTAAGCGGGTCTTTCATCTTGCTCAGGGTTGCCGCTGATGAGCCACCGAATAACGCCCTCGCTACCTCAGGATCGAACTGCAACATTTGAATGAGGAAGGTAATGGCTTGATCTTCCGTCAATGTACCCTCAGCTACCGCTGTCATAATCTCCAATGCACTAGCAATCTGCGCGCCGTTGTAGCTTGCTTCCTTATTAACAAGGACTTTAGCTACCTCTTCGGGCGATTCGGCTGTGGCTGCTGATGTATCTGCAATGCTTGGTACATCTACCACGTCTGCGCCTACCTTGGCTGCTACGTCTGCTGTATCCAAGTCTTCTGCGCCTACCTCTAGGAACTCTAGCGGCTGCGATGTCTCGAAGTAAAGGTTAAAGCTGTACCCGTTAGCCGTTAGGATCGGCTCAATGCCCTCAATGATTTGCCGCTGAATTGGTTTAATAACCGTGTTGTCGAATAGCTGCGATGCCATCCGTAGCTCGTCTGCATTGCTGCCGATTCCACTTTCAGTCTTTAGACCTACTAAGATGGGGCTAATAACGCGGTGCGATACCATTAGCTTGCGGCTTGCCTCCTCTGCGATGAATTGATACTGTTCGTGCGGATTGACTAGCTGCACCGTTTGAACGTCTGCCGCTTCCTCTGCGCCTCTATTAAACGCCACCACGATGCCGTCGCCTTCTGCGCCTGTGAACTTGCGCTTTATCTTATTTTCGATGGCATCCATTTCGTCAGACTCAGGCACACCATTGTTGAAGTTAATAATGTGGTTTGCGCTGAACTTGTTATGGATGTTGTTGATGTGGTACTTCGCTACCTCTATCTCGACTTCTGCATAAGCTAACCCGCTTTGATACTCAACGGGTGTAAAATAGAAATGTCCTGCACGGTATGGCTTGATGCAGATAATTTCGATGGCCTCCTTTGATGTACCGAATGCAGGAACGCGCATAGCCTCGTCCGTAGGCTTGGCGTTAGCCCAATCGTCGTGATAGTAGTAGCCCTCAATATCGCCGTCTTCGTTGCACTTCTCAGGTCGCCAGTTCTGCGTTGGTGTATGGTAAGCCTTATCTATTTCGGTGTGCGCTTTATTCCAAACGCATTGCAGGAAGCCCTGCCCTAATGTATAGTAGTCATCGGTTAAACATCGAAGTTCATTCTCCGATAGCGTACCTAAGAAGTTAGCCCACCCTTCTAAGTCTGAGCTTGCGTTGGTAGCCTTTAGCCCACGCCCATAGATTAAATCTGTGATGCTGTTAATTAGTGCGCTGTTGGTAGCTGAGTTTTTAAGCCCTAGCAGGATGTCGTAGTAGCCGTTGTCTACGCCGTAGCTAACCCACTCCTTACCCTTTACCTCAGTAGGCTGTGGTATCTCGTAGCTGCTCAATTCAACAAATCTAATGTTGCTCATATCGTCAAGAAAGTATTGTTATTCGATGTGGACTGCGTGAACTTACCGCTGTTGATGCTGTACTTAGGCAGGTCGGTTTGACTTGTGGAATAGCCCTGGCCTCTCCAGTATAACGTACTGCCTACCTTCAACTCGATGTAGTAGAAATTTTCATCGACGAACTCGCTGCCGCTTGCAGGTGTCCATGTGACCGTTAAGCTACCGTTGCTGTATGCCGTTGCAGGTGTTACCGTGTATAGCGTTTTATTCTGCCGCTTGGATCGCACGATAAGCGATACGCTGCCGCTAGGTTCTGCTCTTGGAATGCAAACGAAAGACTGCTCCCCTGTGTCTGTTAGTATTACCATCGGGTAAGTAACGGATTAATAGAGCAAACGTTTTTAATTCGCCCTCAATCGTTAGGTTATTTCCAAAGCACGAGACACTAATCCAATGGTATAGCCAAATAATAGAAGCGTTACTACCTTAACCCAGTAAGGTAAGTCTGCAAACCAACTAACTATTCGTTCGATCATAATGTTATGTTATGTAACTTAGTTCAAGATTGAGGGCTTCAAAAGGTTGTAGGCTAGCAAAGCATTTTAATGCGCCTAGCCGTTAAGCAACCTTTTGACAAAGGTACACATTTATTTTAAATGAAAAAGCCCCACCGTTAGGCGAGGCTTAATTCAGTAGTCTAAATCAATGTTAAGAACCTGATACCACCGTTACACCAAGCGCAGCAAGTTTAGCCGCTACCGTTGTACCCGTTGCCGGAATACAGAAGTTTGCAGGCTTTTGTTCTTGCCCCGTTAGTGTCATCGTGTAGCCCGATAGGTCGCCCATTGCGCCCCCCGTGCCAACTGTTCCACCCGTTACGTCCATGCCGTGAAGTAATCCCGCCGCGTAAAGGTTGCCGTTGTTATCCTCTACGATAACGTGGGGTCGTCCGTATGCCAAAAGTTTGAGCTCCTTGTGGTCTTCTTTGGTGCGTGTCTTTAGCGTTAAGCTAAGGACCTGCTCCCAATAGGTTGTGCCGTTGTCTCTTGACGACGTTGTAGTCTCTTCTAATGAGTTTGTAGAACCCTTCAAATCATACTTAAACGCTGAGACAGTATCGGCAGAAGCTACTAACTGGTCGATAACGTCCGTGTCAGTAGAGTCGTATGTAATGGTAAGGCCAGCACCGTAATTGATGAAGTAAACGGATTTCAAACCGCCGACCACATCCTTACATTTTACTGCCCTCCCAAGTGTTAAATCACATGCCATTTTTTATACTGTATTAAAACAAAGGGGCGAGCAGTTACACCCGCCCCGTCGTTATGTTCAATTATGAATTAAGAGTAAAGAACAATCTCAGCACCAAGCCCGTGCTGGATACCTGCCGAAAACCTCATTACTACTCTAACATTCTGAGAACCGTCAAGGTCAGCCATGTCGATCAGCTTCACCTCGTTGTAGTCATTCATCAAGCCAGTTCCGAAGAACAGGTTAGATGCCTGAGCAGCTACCATCTTATTAGAAGGAAGCCCGTTTGTTACGAAGATGTTTACACCGTCGTAATTCAACCCGATGTTGCCAACACCTCGACCTGCGAACCATTGCGTTCCTTTGCCGTCTGTACCGTTAGCTCCTAGACCCGATGCTCCGAAACCTCCGAGTGCCCTGACATAGGCGCGGGCGACATTCTGTGAGACGAAAATTGACAAATCGTCAGCTCCGTAGATTGCATTTGGAATAGCGTCGACAACAGAACCGAGTTGGCCGATAACGTTTGCCGATGTGACGGTAGTTCCTGTCACATCCACTACGTCGCCGTCAGCGGCTAGTGTAGTAAGGAAGCCATCGAACTCACCTGCTGATGCGTTAGTACCGTTCCAAATGTTCTGCTCAGTCTTCTGTGCTACCTTGCTTGCAACGTGTGCGATCAAGAAATCACCGAAAGACTTAGGCAACTCGTCAAAGGCGGAGTAGCCCATCTCGACAGATTGCCATGCGGGAATCCAGTCCTTCTTACACAATTCGAGGTTAACTTGAAAATCCTCGGGAGTAATTATTCGCTCGGTAAGCGTTACGGTTGAGGTGTCGGTGAAGTCGCAAGTTGCGTCTTTTACAATTCCGTCAGTCGCTACCTTTTGAAGTACCGCCTTGTATTTGACATTTGGCATGATGGTGATGCCACCATTCTCCAAAGTAGGCGCAGACAAAAGTGCCGCGCTGATGTACTTGCCAGCAAATTCGCCAGAATAAGTAGATGTAATTGATGTGGTTGTAGCCATTTTTTCCTTACTTAATTTGTGCGATCTTAGCCATTACCGAATCGGTAATTGTTCGTGGCCCTCTGCTCGCGAGTTTAATATTCATTTTCTGTTCTGCCTGACGCTCCGGGTTAGGCTTGATGTGCTTAACAGGCTCTGCTGCTAGTTCCACCTTTTCAACTTCCTCGACTGCGGATAGCTCCTCAGCCTTAACTTCTACCGTCTCGGCTGCTGCCTTAACTGCTACTTTGGCCTTCTCTTTGCTTGCTAGCATTTCGGAAATACCTTTCATGGCTGCATCGAAGTCTGCTTTGGTCACGTACTCTGCCGTGTCCTTAGCCATTTCCTCGTCTGCCACCTCTGCTTCTCCGACGGCTGCGATGATACCCTCCTCTTCGACAGTCAACGACCTGCCATCTTCAAGGGTATACGTGCCGACGGGTAGTGGAATGTTCCCGTCCTCTGCGACGATGAACACAGCTTCACCAGCAGCGAAGCTCTCTGCCTCGATTGCTGTGCCGTCTTCAAGGTTCATCGACTCGAAGTTTGTTTCAACTCCTAGCTTCACCTTGATGTTGGTAAATAGTGCTTTGTAATTCATACCCTAGTAACGTAATAGGGTATACATCTGTCGTATTTTCGTTTACGCTGTTAGTGCTGTATCGCCTGACGCGCTTACTGTATATACCGAACCCCATCCGTTAGCCGCTGAATATCCGCGACCCCATGATATGCCGTTGTTTACAACTGCTTGACCCCAATCCATTGTGTTTATGTGTTACCTATGCCCTGAGCGTGGACGGATCCGTCGCAGCACTCGCGGCTGTATGTGTTAGTATCCCAACAAAGGCAAGCCTTACGCCCACCCTTTCGGCTTGTTTTACTTGGTATGTATGTCTTATCGTATTGCTTCATCTGCTTAGTCTATTACCTTCGACGTTACCTGACCCCATCCGTTTCGTGCGCTCATTACTTACCGAAGTTCTCAATCATTGCTATCACCTCATCCCTTACCTTGTCCTGCTTACTCTGCTCCTGCTTCTCTACCTTCTCGCCCTTTTCTGCAAAGTAGCCTTCGATGCTGAACCCTTTAACCTTGCCCGTCTTAACGAACTCAGACCAAACGTCTTCATTGTCCACCTTCACCGCGACCATCCAAGTACCCTTTGGCACATCCATGCCGTAGCCCGTTACCTTGTCTTTCAATGGGTCATCGACTAACCACGACTGCACAACGGTTAAACCGCTTAGGTGCATCTCATGCTCCAGGGTACTCTCACCCTGCCGTCCGTTCTTGAAGAACAGTTGACTCGTGCGCTCGATGGTATCCTCTGAGAAATAAACGCTGTACTCGCGCTCGCCTTCCTTGCGGTATATCATCCGGTTAGGAATGAGCGCCGGACCTAGTAGAATCTTTTTCTCTTTGCTCACCTCGGCAAACTTCACCTCATACTCTTTACTGAGCGCGATGAAATCAGATTCAATGGCAGGGTTTTCTACGATGCTGATAGCGAAGACACCCGCGCCATCTGCCTCTTCGTCTAGTATAAGCTCTACTATGTCCATGCTGTTGTTATGATCCGCAGCTAAGGCAATCCTCGTCCTCGATGCTGCATTGTGGTTTAACTTGTTTCTCTTTGTCCTGTTGTTCTGCCTGTGCTAGTAGCTTCGCTAATGCGTCGCCGTCTTGTGTTATGTTCATATTCTAAGTAACGGATTAATGTGCGTTTCGTTTAGCCAAAGCTAGCGGTGTCTATTTTATTTCGGTCTAATGCCTGCGCTGTGCTAACGTCTGAGGCTACTACATAGGCTCGTGCAGGATTCTTATTCTGCCCGGCTATGCTTTCAGCTAGTTGGTTATTGCTTGCGCTGCCGATGGTGTTAAACTGTGGTGCGTTGGTTGGAATGTTTGGCTTTGATGCGCTACTGCCACCGCTGCCCCCTCCACCGTTAGGTTGAAACTTAGTGCCTACTATCTTGGCAATGGTAGCCGCTGAACTTGCAGCCGCAAATGCTAGCGATGCAATACCCGCAGGGTTTGGAGCAGCGCCAATAACGACAGGTGCGTAGGCTAGCGATGCGTTCACAGCTTTAAACCCGTCAATTATAGCCATGCCTAAGCTAACCGCCTTCTGCGTTTGGAATACCTTTCTAGCATTGGCCTCTGAATTACCTAATACTGCATCCGCAATATCACCGAACGCCTTAACGCCGTCAGTCGCTAGCTTAACACCCACCTCAGCCGCATCTTCGCGCAGATTCTTTTTCTCGTCTTCACTCTTCTTTACTATTTCCGCAGCCTCTCGCTCCTGCGCATCAATTACTTGAAGCTGTAAATCCTTATTGCCCTCGGCTTGCTCAAAGAGTTTGTCGTACTTCATTGCAGAAACGGCAAGCTGCTTATCCACGCCCTCCTCCATTATCTGAACGGTTATCTCGTCCTGCGTCCTTAACCGCTCTACCTCTGAATCATAAAAGGCTTTGTTTCTTTCATCTAGCCGCGTTTGCTCTCTTACTGTCTGCGCGATTAACCTTTCAACGATGGCGTGCATTTCAGCGTCAGCGGCTGCGGCCTCGTCTTCGCTCATCTTCTTACGCGCTTCGTTTATCTGCTGCTGCTCCCTAAACAGGCCACGCTCCGCCATTTGCTGCTCAGACTTGAATCCAAGGATACGCTCGTTAATATCTATAAGCTCAACGCCTAACGATGCAATAGAGAGAAATCGTTCTTCGGTAAATCCAAGGTCTATTTGTTCTTGCTTTAATATCTCTATCCTAGCCTTAACGACAAACTGCTCCTGCATAACGCTGTCTTCAAGAATTACCGCCAACTTGTTGTTAGCCTCTATCCTTTTCTCAAAGCTCTCATCTGAATTATCTCTTATCTGCCGCTGCGTCTCCGCGTCTGCTTGGTTAATTAAC